TAACACTGGGGGAAACTCCCCGCCACGCCATCGGCGGTGCAAAAGTCGACTGGCTAACCTTCACCTGGTTGCCTGAACCCGACGAACACGTCCTTGCTACCGTCCTGGACTTGCTGCGCACCCACGGTTTGAATGTTCATGCAGAGGATGGAAATGGCCATTTTGGGTTTCAGCACGGTGCACGCCTCTTTGTGCTCCTGGATGACGGTGCCCGGCACCAAGTAGGCCTCCTGGACTGGGGCGGCGACCGCATGCGAGGCCGTGCCCGCCTTGACCTCTCCGGCTCTGGCTGCTCCAAGGTCACCAATTGGCAAGGCATGCAGGACTTCCTCTACAGCGCCTGGGAATGCACCATCACCCGTGTCGACCTGGCTGTCGACTGCCTGGAAGGTGAATTCACCGTAGACGACGCCCGCGAATGGCTCAGCCAAGGCCTGTTCACAGCAGGCACAGGAGCCCCACCACGCCACAGCACGCCCGGTGACTGGCTCTCAGAAACCCCGTACTACGGGCGCACCCTGGAAATAGGCCGCCGCGAGAACGGAAAGATGCTGCGCGCCTACGAAAAAGGCCTCCAGCTTATGCCCGGTTCTGGCGACAAATGGACGCGCTTTGAGGTCGAGCTGCGCCGCAAAGACCGCGACATACCGCTCGATGTACTCACCCGCCGTGACGAGTACTTCGTCGGTGCCTACGAATGCCTCCAGCAGCTGCTTCCCGTAGCCGGTGAGCGCATCAAAACCCACCAAAAAGAAGGTGAGCTGACCGCCGAACGCATGGTGAGCTACTGCCGTGAAGCCTACGGAAAACTGGTCAACGTACTGCGTGGACAGGTTGATTCCGACGAGCTCATGGACGTCATTTCCCGCCCTGGCATTCCAAGACGACTGGAAAAGGCCAGCCTGGGCGGATTTATAGCGGGGTCGTCTCTCGCAAAACCCTCAATGAAGGAGCTAAGGCCATGAAAGCATACGTAATCGGAGTACAGATCTCGGAAGGTGTCGCCAAAGCCACCGGTAAGCCCTACTCCATCGGCAAGCTGCACGCCGCCCTGCCTATGGCTGGTGAAGGTGCCCGCGGAATGATGGGTTCTGAATACCAATGCGAACCCGCCGTCCTGCGCAAGCTGGACAACGTCAACCTGCCCGCCTACTGCGACCTGGAAATGCAGGATGTCATGCGCTGGGGCAAGCGTGTCCAAGAAATCGCCAGCATCTCTGTCGTCCCCAACGACCCCCAGCCTGTTCGCGCTCCTGGAACTAGCGTTGCCAAGGCTGCATAAGCGCTGATTTCAGCTCGTAGCCTTGCGTGCAGGGCTACCGGCTGCAATTCCGCAGTATTCAAAGGAGGACACCATGTCCAACGCAATCAAAGCCCGCCTGGCCGCCATTCCGGCCGTTGTACTCGCCACCGTTGGCACTGCCCATGCTGCACTGCCTGAAGCCGTTGGCACTGCTGTCGATGCAGCCAAAGCTGACATGCTGTCCGCTGTTGGCCTGGTTATCGGCGCCATGGTAGCTGTCTGGGGTTTGCTCAAGCTGGCATCCAAGCTGGGCTGGCGCTAAGCCATGGCAGACACGAACACCGCCACGGCCAGCACAGAGACCCTCACGGTCGTTGTGCAGGTCGAGCCAGCACCACCGGACGAGGAACGCCTGCAAGACCTCTCCACGGCCTTCGGCCTGATGCTGGTGGTGGTGATCGTTGTCTGGTGCTCCAAACAGATACTCAACATCTTCTCTGTGAACCCAGATCATGACTAGGAGCCCACATGTTCAGTTCGCTCGAAATGTTCTATGCGGGCTTTTTGTTGCTGCTGCTCTGGGTAGCCTTCAAGTAGCTCATGCTGGATACGCACAAGCCACGCCCCCCGCTGGTTGGTCTGCTGGTGGCGGTGCTGGTGGCGCTTTTACTGGCACCAAGGCTGCTAACGGTGCAACGTTCCTTAGTGGCTCTGTCTCCACCAATGCATCTCTGAATGTTGGCGGGCGTGCTGTCTCCATGCCCGCAACGATGCGCTTTGCTGCCAACGCCCCCCGCGTCGCAGCCACCGCCATCATGCTGCACCCCGGCATCCGCACCGCAGCTTCCATCGCTGGCTGGCTCGGCCTTGCTGCCCTTTTTTATGACGAAGCCTCAGGGCTTTGGCAATCACCAAATTCCGAGGGCTACCCTCAATCTACCGGACAAGAATATTCAGTTGATTCCATAGGAACTTGGCATTCAACCGTTTTAGATGCTTGCAATTCTTCGTACATTTACAACTACGACTACAAGAATATCGTCGCTGATGGCAGCGGTTGCTATGTCGACTTGTATTACAAAACTGGTGGTTTCGTTGCTCGTGCTCGAACCTCGGTTTCCTCTAGAAAGTCGTCCTGCCCTTCTGGTTGGTATGTAACCCCTGCTGGTTGTGTACAAACCCCACCGCCTAAGACTATCACTCAAGAGGAAGCCATCGAAGAGATCATCAAGCACCCCATGCCCGACGATGTGCCACAGCACATCCCCGTGCCTCTGCCTGTAGAGCAACCCAATATACAGCCTGTTTTTATCCCCACCGGCAACCCTGTAGCCAATCCCAGCTACAACCCCAGCGCTCCTGCCTCTCCAGAAAACCAGCCCTACGTGCAGCCAGGCACAAAGGTAACTCCTGCACCAGCTCCTGGTGCGCCTTGGCAAGTTGACACAGTCCCGGTCAATCGCCCCACGCCCACGCCAGAAGGCAGCACAGAGCCATCGACGGAACCGTCGACAGACACGCCCCGCGAGGATGGCAAAGAAGACCGCGACTTCTGTGACAAGAACCCGAACGTGCTGGCCTGCCTGGAGCTGGACACCCCCGAGGGCGAGATACCCAAAGGCACATTCAATGTGACCTACGCAGTAGAAAACAGTTGGGGCAATGGCTCCTGTCCTGCGGACAAATACGCCACCTTGGCAGGCAAGTCCGTCAAGGTCTACGACTGGGAGCAAACGTGCGACTACGTCGCCACCTACGTTCGCCCCATCCTGCTGCTGCTCTGTGCCCTGGGAGCGCTGTTCATCGTCATGCCAGGAAGGGCAGAAACATGAAACTAGGAACATGGCTCCTGGCAATGCTGCAGCCCATGATTGGCCGCATCCTGGCCGCAATCGGATTCAGCGTTATCACCATCACCGGGTTCGAGCTCGTCATCAGCACCCTCAAAAACGCTGTTAAAGACGGCATCAATACGCTGCCCGCTGACACGCTCAACCTGTTCCTGTACGCCGGTGGCGGTCAAGGCCTTGGAATGATTCTCGGCGCCATCACCACCAAGCTACTGCTGTGGCAAGTGCAGCGTGCAACGCAGATTCTTGGAAGGAACCCAGGATGATCACTGTCATCACCGGCACCCCAGGTGCAGGCAAAACCCTGTACGCCATCACCAAGCTGCTGCTGCCCCTGATTGGCACGCATGTACCCGTGACCGATGAAGACGGCGTCACCACCATGCACCCCCGCACCATCTACACCAACATACGCGGGCTGCTGATTGACCACGAGCTCATCGACGCTGGTGACAACCAAGGCCTCAAAGACTGGCACCTGTGGGCCAAGCCTGGCGCAGTCATAGTGTTCGACGAATTTCAGCGCGCCTGGCCACCACGGCCCAACGGCTCTAAAGTCCCCGACGAAATCCAAGCCCTGGACACCCACCGGCACATGGGCGTCGACTTCGTACTCATCACCCAAAACGTTATCAACACCGACCGCCACGTGCACGGCCTGGTCGGTCGCCACCTGCACGTTCGCCGCATGGCTAATTTGCCCTTGACCATCGTTTATGAGTGGGACCACTGCAGCCGCCAGTTGCTCTACGCCAAGAGCCTGACCAAGCAGACCTGGCGCTACGACAAAAAAGTCTTCAAGCTCTACCGCAGCGCAGACGCTCACACCAAGCAGCCCCGCAAAATTCCCGGCCTGGTCTGGTTTGTCCTGGTCGGCCTTGTTGCCGCTGCCTACCTCGGCCCCACGTTCTACAACCGCCTGCAAGATCGCATCGCCGGTGGCAAAAAGCTCGAGACCGTCGCTCAGGCACCCGCCAAGCAAAGCGCCGCTGCACCCGCTGACCCGCTCACCGTGGCCACTGCCGCCCCCGCTGCAGAAGAAAAGCCCAAAGGCCCCACCCTGGCAGGCTGTGTGCGCTCTGCCACCCGCTGCAACTGCTACGACGACACCGGCCAGCCTATGGCCCCAGAGCCCGGCACCTGCGAAATCATGACCGTCACGCCTACGAATCTTTTAGCAGGCGGCAATGTCGATTGGTACCCAGACCCCACGCCACCAGCCAGCACCAATGCCACCTGGACAGGCACGGTTGTCGGTACTCAAAAAGGGTGGCATTTCTAAGTGCGCGCATGCCTTGTTTAGGGCCTGTCGTCAGCAGTTCGCCCTCTCTCGCGCGCTTTCCGTTTGATGTGCTCACATGGCCACCTGCGCGCCTGTCCATCGCTTCCCGTTTCTACCTGGTCAAACCCTGCCGCCTCGTAGCGGTCAACGCATCACTGGCCACATTCGCGTGGCACTGCACCTGGTCAAGCATGCGCCCAGCTCGTCGCTGATAAACACGGCTGTTTGCGCGTCAGCGCTTCGGGCGTCTGTACTGCTTAGGGTTGTATACCGTGTCCAGATGGCTGCGCTCTGTCTTGCGTCTTTGTTTTGGGCGTTTAAACGGGAGCACATTGGCGCTCTTTTGAGGCCATGTAACCCACAGAATCAGCAGAGCTCCTGCAATAACGATTGCCCAGAATATTTTTTCGCTCATGGACGCTGTTTATAGCCCGTATGCAGCTCACCAGCAGCACGCGCATCTGCTTGTAATTGTTGTTATTTAACGAAAAGACCCATTGTATTAGTTGGTCTTTAAGGCTGTTTTGGGGGGTCGAACCACCGTTGTTTGCGTATCCGGTGGCTTTCATCGCTTTTCCCAATGCTGCATCTAACACCGCTCCTTTTGCCGTTCCTTCTGTAGCTTCCAAGGTAGCGGCTGCTAGAACATTGAGAGCGTTATACCCAGCAATAGCGGCTATTGCAGCTAGATCGTCTGGCTGGCACTTTAAGTGTCCGTTCTTCCATTGCGTGATTCGCTGGGGCTTCACGCCGAGCATTTTTGACAGCTCCACAGCACTTCCTGCATTAATGCAAGCCCTCTCGATTAGGGTTTTTGCTAATGAGTTTGGCATATCACTTTCCTGATAGATTTGCGGCGGAGTATCTATTTTTTGATATTCCAAACGCTGCCTAATGGTACAGAACATCAGGCAGCCCACCCAGGAGCCGCCAGCATGTCTAAAACCACCCCCCGCACCGAATCAAGTTCCCCGCCTGGTCACCAAGACCAGAGCGCTCGCCTGGCGGCTTCCGCCCCGGTCGACCAGGTGGGGGGCACCCCAACGCTTGAGCAATTTCAGCGCTGGCTGGAAAACAGAGCCCATGAAGCTAAGTATGGGTTTGACAACTTGTCGTCTGACGGCTTGTTTGAGTCTGAGTTTTTGATGCTTCGTGCAGACTTTAAGCGTGTTGTCACAGAGTCTAGATTGGCAACTGCGCTGCTCATGCAATTCAAGCTGGAGCAAGGCGCATGACCGACTCCCCCCTCATGCGCAACCAGCGCAACCGCGATCAGTGGCTGTCCATCGCCAAGTTCCTGCAGGAACAAAAGCCCAGCCCCAAATTCAAGCGCAAACCCACTGCAACCCAACAAGCCCGCGCCCTGGTTGCCACGATCGTGGCTAAGGGCTCGCAGATGGCACAGCACGCAGTTGGGCAAGCGGAGCGCCGCACGGCTGCGGGCAGTGACATTGGAGAGACCAACCCATGAGCCGCTCCCACCGCGCACAGCACGCCTCGGCTTCCCCCAGTGCTGTAACACTGGGGGAAACTCCCCGCCACGCCATCGGCGGTGCAAAAGTCGACTGGCTAACCTTCACCTGGTTGCCTGAACCCGACGAACACGTCCTTGCTACCGTCCTGGACTTGCTGCGCACCCACGG